CGGGATACGATTCTGCAACAGAATGCAGTAATTAGTCCGCTAGTTGCGGGATACGATTCTGCAACAGAATGCAGTAATTAGTCCGCTAGTTGCGGGATATTATCCTGCAAAAAAATGCAGTAATTAGTCCGCTAGTTGCGGGATATTATCCTGCAACAGAATGCAGACTAATGGGCCCGCGCGCCGCGGTAATGCAGACTAATGGGTCCGCGCGCCGCGGAGATGCAGACTAATGGGCCCGCGCTCAGCGTAGAGACTCATTATCACAGAACTAATAATTTTTCCCCAGTTACAACTTTCGCCCGTAATTGGATCTGTAATATCAGCTATTGTAAGTTTGCCACATGCAAAATCACATGCAATCTTATAGACTATACGCGACATCATATCCGCATTATCTATATAGAATTGTTTTGCATGATCTGGATCAGCACCTTTACTGTAACATTTCGCCATTACAATATTCACAACATACACATACAGTTCATCTCTAGTCATATCTACTGGTAGTCGCAGTTTAGACAAGACTTGCCAGAATACAAATGCAGGTGTCTTCTTTTTTAACACAGGATTTTCATGTTTATCAATAACTACAACACCTTCATGACGAAAACCAAACGACATAAACTTATTAAATTCATGACTTCCAATAGTAAACCGTCTCGGAGTTCGGAATATTTTACGCATCTTCTTTGAAATTGGGATTTTAACAATTTTACCCTTTTGTTTCTGAAATACACTCAATAGCACTAATTCAGGTGTATTAAGTTTATTAAACTCACTACCAATGTAAATCTCAAACATACGTCGATTTAGCAATTCGAATATACATGTGTGTTGGGTTAGCCAATTAATAAGTTTCGGATACTTGCTAACCGCATCCGCAAGTATATTGAATGCCATATATGGGGCATATGTTGAATTACGATGCATGTCCGCCGCAGTTTGCATTTCTTTGACATAGTTTTTTTTAGGAATATATACCAGTGTTGGGCATGTATCTTTATTACCGATTTCAATAATAACACCTCCATCGATTTTAAAACCTCCACAGTTTATTTGATGACCATCTAGTTTTTCTAACGCTTCAACATTATCGTCGCAAGCAGCATCATCTAGTACTACCTCAACTTGCGGATCAATGGGCCCGCGCGCCGCGGTAGTACTAAATGCGGCAGTATCAAATTTCACCATACCGGGATGAACTTTAATACATTTAGTAATACCAAGATTAATAGCGAAGATAGCAAATGCTCCGCGACGAAGCAGATGTTTCACATATTCTAGAGTTGCAAACATCTCATCCTCTTTTTTGTTTCTTTGTTCAGTTAGGATTCTTGTTGAGAAATACATAGTACCTCCACATTCAATCATCGAAACCGCACAAATAAGTTTGTATATCTTATTCATATTATATAAGATATACATAGCATCCTCTAATGTATACCCGACAATAATACCGGATTTTATCATAGCGTTTATATGTTTGCGAATAAACAACCACTTACGAACATCATCATAGTTAATGTTTTCACCGAATCGAACACCGGAATTGATCATGGTCAATTTGAATGACTGGAAATGCAGGGCTACAGAATAGTATTACTTTAAAGTAAAAAAATTCAAAATTGGCATAAGCCTTTCCGCGGTACATGGACCCATTTTCGTTGGCAGGATAGATATAAAATTATCATTTATTTTTAATAGTTATATATTTCGTCTTGTTAAACCTAAATATCATCGACAGGATAACATGTATCCGAAACGAAGAACCGATAAAACATTGATTTTCCCTGGCTATGATGATTTTAAACCAAATTTAACTCCATCAGAAGTAATTCTTAGTGGGGCCTTTTGTAATGGATATTTCAGACATGTTTACAGCACTGTAGCAAAAAGATATTTAGAAACTAAAGATTATAAAAAATATCCATTTTTAAAAAAAATACCGGAGGAATTAATGATAACTAATATAGATGAAAAACATGACCATACAGTTAATAAATATGGTGTACACGCGTCTATTACATTACAGGAATGGGAAAATTCGGATTGGATTAGAAAACCTGATTATCGAGGAAACTTTCAATGGTATTGTGAGTTCTATATGGGTAGACGAATTCCAGAAATCGATGAGTATCAAATAAAACGCTGGAAAGGAATTGCAGGAGAAAAATCTGGGAGATTTCGTAAAAATTTGATTAGGCAAATTTATGAATCAAGCGGAAAATGGAATGATAATTCAGTTTCTCCGGTAATTCATCAAAGTTTGCATCATTGGTATTATAAATTAACAAAGAAAGATTACGATAATGGTGTGAAAGAGCTACTTCAAAAGAGAAAACTTGAAAAAAAGAAAACCAAGAAGTAGATTTATATTTTAGAATAACTTAGTAGATGTTCCATTTTATATTTTATATTATATATATATATATATATATAGGATTTATTATTTTTATAAACATGCATTTTCTAATCGAAGCCATTGTTGTTGGTATTATAACCCTTATTGTGGGTATTATTGTATCTAAATTAATGGAAATCGGACGTAAAAAAGAACCGGGTGAAAAAGATTATACCCTTCCAATGGCAGGTGGTTTATTTATAACTGGATTTGTAGTGCATATATTATGTGAAGCATTTGGGTTTAATAAATGGTATTGTAATCATGGATATGCATGCCACAAATAAACACTAAACTCCACGTCATTCGATTGTTTAGGTTAACATTATCCTGCCGAATGGGCCCGTGCATTGCGGGGATGCTGGATGATTTTGATATGAAAAAAATCATGGCTAAGATTTAGATTTGGAATCTTACACCCAATAATTTATATTTACTATATTCACCACTTGATAAATCTGCAACATTTTTTAAAGTTGGAACATAGTTAAAAGGAGGAGATGGTCGCATATATAGTTCAAAAAAAATATTGCACCAGTATGTACTGCTATGGCAATATTTTTTTACATGGTGCTATCGAGTAAGTCGGAGATGTAGTCGTACCAAGGGTCGGTGTACACCTCTTTCATCAGGCGTAACATGGTGTTCATGTACACCTGGAAGTCGGGCGTGCTCAAGATTGGCACTTCGTCACCATTGTCATGGAAACAGACGAAGATCTGGTAGGTCACGACGCCATCTACTTCGTTAGCATCGCTGTCGACAAACCAACCATCAGGATTTGCGGTTGCCATGGTTCTTGTTCGAAAATCTTGGGAATGGGGGGGATATATGCCTGCTGTTGCAAATGTATAGTAAATTTCAAAGAAATAAAAAATTCAAATTTAGCAATAGTTATATTCTCTAATAATACTTGATAATTGGATATTGGGGTAGCCAATCGTTGGATAGATATAGTAACCAAATTGAACAAATTGAAATGATATTATTTATATATACCATTTTTTATATATACCATTTTTTATACTTTATTTTATATAATTTAGCCCAACATGTAAAATGAATCAAATGAATCAAATGAATAAAATGAATAAAATGAATAAAATGAATAAAATGAATAAAATGAATCAAATTATTCTAAATTTAAAAGGGCTCTCAAAGATTTCGATCGTATGAATACGCATTATAAATCAGGTAGACTACTTGTAGCTGTTGCGTATGATGAATATAAGTTACTACCGCGGCGCACGGGGCCCATAACTCTATATTTGTTAAATTTGAATTATATCTTTATCAATTAATATCAAAAAATGGAACATATATCAGAACATCATAATACGTTACCACATAATGAATTTTCATACAATGAAGTTTTATTGATAAACGAGATATTCGTACATGATATCTGTTATTGTAAATATAAAGGGATTTACGCTGCATACAGAAAAATTAGTGATACACGTGTGTTAATATGTTATTTTATTGGTACAAAATATAAATATACAGATACTCGTAAGATACAAATTATACAATATATTGATAATAAATATGCACCATTTAGTGCATCTAATGACAAACTTATAAAGCATCGCATGCATGAATTTTATTATAAGTATTTACCAACAATTGAACGCATGCTATGTGAGTCAATATTAGACAGTAAATTAAATATATCGGATGATTTAATCAATAATAATATCTTTAAATATGAATTACATATAGATGGTAATGGCAATCCGACAATCAAATTTAATTATGGGATTATATTATATACATCATAATTTTGCCAACTCCTACAACTCCTGCGCCTAAGAGGATGTTTCTGAGAAGCAAAACACATTGGGTATTTGGTGGTTATCCGTATACTTTGTGACATATCCATATTGGTGAGAATCAATACGATCATATGGCGCTAAATGTAGCAAATGATGCGGAGGCTATCCTGCTGGATGGGCGCAGCAATTGGTCCGCTAGTTGCGGGATATTTTTCTGCAACAGCCCAATGGGCCCGCTAGTCGCGGATATTTTTCTGCAACAGAATGCAGTAATGGGCCCGCGCACCGCGGAGAGGCTATGTATGTGTACAAGTACTTGATGAGTCATGAAAAAGCAATTACGGGCAGTCTATCGATTTCAGACAGTCTATCGAATGTGCGTACCGTGTTGCAGACTATGCCACGTATGTCATCTACGACACCTATGTCATCTACGACACATACGTAGAAAATATACAATACTTGAATTGATGGAGGGTGTTTTATATGCAGTAATGATATTTTTATGTTTTTTAAACATAATATAAATTGAATAAATTTGAATTATAATATAATTTTTACATATATATATATTGTTATAAACTTAGTATAAAACCCTAGATTAATCGATAAGACACGAACTGTGAGGTTTATAATGGAAAGTAATAATTTGACTGAATTAGATTTAAGAACTCTTGTCGAGGCATCAATAAGAAAAAATGGACTTATTGGTCATAATATAGAATCATATAATGAATTCATGGATGAAGGTATTGTATATATTTTAGAGAAGTTATATAATATTAACAAGATTATTCGTGATCGAAGAGATCAAACTGAGAAAGATAAACAACGTGAGAATATCCGAATTAAGTTTAGTTTTACAAATATAAGTATTGGGAAACCAATTGATTGGATCCAGGAATCAAATGATAATGTTCCTTTATTTCCTATTAATGCACATTTAAGTGGTAAATCATATTCAGCACCTCTAAGTACATCAATTATTGTATCATTGACTGCATATTATAAAGATGGAACTGAACTTACTAAAGAAGTTACAATACCGAAAATTAAGATTTGCGATATACCGATTATGATTGGATCCAATAGGTGTCATACTTATAATATGTCTCGAGAATCTAAACGCGCTATTAATATGGATCCAAATGAGAATGGTGGATATTTCATTATTAAGGGTAGTGAATGGGTTATTGAATGGTCTGAGAATATTAGATATAATACACTTCGAGTGCATAAAAAAACGAAGAAAAACGAACGTGTTCGTGGTGAATATATATCGCAAGCGGGTGGAGCATTCGAAAATTCAACGCAAACACTAATTCAATATATGGAAACAGGAGCAATTACTGTAAAAATTAATAGTATTAAATTTAAAGAAACCCAAATTCCATTTTATATCTTATTTCGGTTACTCGCAATGACATCCGATTTAGATATTATTAAGAATATTGTATATGATATTGAAAGTGATTCGCCCGTTGTAACCAATATGTTGAATATACTCGAAAATGCAATTAATTATCGTGAGAAGAATAGTGAATATAAAGATATCGAGGATGAACTAGATCGTCAGAAGATTGCGGAATTCTTAGCATTTAAACTCGATAATTTTATGATTGATTTTGATAAATATAAGGCAGATACAAATACAATCCAATATGCAACGCGTAAATTATATGAGACTATGGACTCAGATTTCTTGCCCCATATCGGATCTGGGATGGAGTATAGGACTGAAAAACTAAAATTCTTAAGTGTATTAATTCATAATACATTACTTGTTAATATGGGTATTACATCACAAACAAATCGTGATAGTTTAGCAAATAAACGTATTCATGGTGCCGGTATTAGTATGGCGAAATCATTTAAAACACAATTCAATAAAAGTATAGTTGAGCCAATTATTAAGAGTTTACAACGTCAGATTAAAGTTAATCCATTCGAAAACATAACGGATAATACGATAATTGAGACGGTAACAAACCAAATTTTAACTGTTGAACTTAGTAAAACACTCGAACAATCAATAACTGTTGGTAGTGATAAAATTACAGTTCGTTCTAAATCTGTAGCTAATCGTGTACAATCGCAGGCTTTAGAACGTAAGAATTCCGCTAATGTATATAGTGCTCTGAGAACCATTGGTGCTCAAGATAGTAAAGGTAAAAAGGCATCCAAACAAACTGAACGTGCTGAAGAAATGCGTATGATTCATTCATCATTTACAGGATATATTTGCTATGCTAAGAGTGCTGATACTGGTGAAGCCGTGGGTACTAAAAAAGAGATGGCTATTACAGCTGATATATGTTCTGCGGGGCAGACATATGAATTAATCGAGCATATAAAACAAAATCCAGATATTATTCCGATTGACCAAGTTTATTTATCTGATTTTATTAATAAGAATCTGGGACGTATATCGGTTAACGGAAAATGGATGGGTGGTACTACGAATTCCCCAAAAATTGCAAATCAATATCGTATGTTACGACGTAATAACACAGTTGTTGATCCATATGCATCAATTATCTGGGATCAAGTCCGAAATGAAATCGAAATAAATACCGAAGTAGGTCGTATGACTCGTCCTCTACTTATTGTTGATAATAATATTGATAAATATATAGCTGCTAAATCAGTTAATAAACCTGAATCAATCGAATATGACCCTGAAACACGGGATATTAAATTCAATCAACATCTAAAAATTACTAAAGAGCATATTAAGGATCTTAAATCTGGTAGTATTTCATTAGAAGATTTGCGTATACAGGGGATTATTGAATGGATCACGCCTGAGGAATCTGAAAATTGTTATATTGCTATGTCCGTTGATTATCTTAAGAAATATGAGCATGATGTAACTAAACCATTTACGCATTGTGATATTCAAATCGCTGTATATGGGATTACTGTGTTAATTTCTCCGTTCGGAAATCATACTCAGCCGGCTCGTGTAACATATGAGACTAATCAAGGTCGTCAATCATGTGGATGGTTCAATATGGCGCATATTTATCGATGTGATAAGAATAGATTCTTTCAATATCATATCGAAATGCCATTGGTATCAACATTTGCATATAATTATCTATTACCGAATGGTTATAATACTATAATTGCATATATGCCACATAAGGGATATGGTCAAGAGGATTCAGCGACAGTATCGGCGGAATTTATCCAGCGTGGTGGATTAGACGGATCATATTATAAATTCGAGAAACTGGAATTGGAAAGTAAAGATGAGAGTTTTGAAACTCCGGATATTACAGTGACTAAGAATATGAAACCTAATGCAAGTTATGAAAAATTAGTGAATGGAGTTATTAAGCAAGGATCTATTGTTAATAAAGGCGATGTACTTATCGCAAAAATCGTTAAACTTAAAATTTCTAAAGATAGTGCTGATGCTGGATATAAATATGAAGATAAAAGTTTAGTTTATAAAAGTAATGAACAGGCCATAGTTACTAATGTCTATAAATTACGTGGTCCATCCGGCGCTATGTTTGTACGTGTTAAACTTAGATTGTATCGACCACTCGGAATTGGCGATAAAATGTCATCTAGATCCGGTAATAAGTGTATTGTGGCTCATATTGAACCAACAAGTAATTTACCATATGATGAAGACGGTATGACACCCGATATCATTATTAACCCGCATTCTATACCATCGCGCATGATTATTGGTATGATTATCGAGACATTATATGGGATTAAATGTCAACATGAGGGTACAATTACAGATGGAACATCATTTAATAAGATCGATATAACCGAATTAATGTCTGAAATTGAGAAATATGGGTTCCGACACAGTGGATTTCGTCGAATGTATAGTGGTGTAACAGGTGAATATTATGATGCAGCGATATTTATGGGATCTACTTTTCACCAGCGACTCCAAAAATTTGTTATCGAAGATAAATATGCTGTGGGTCGACGTGCACCAATTAATGCGTTTACAGGTAAACCGAAGGAAGGTAAACGAGCTGCGGGGGGT